CAATATTATAGGTAACAATATGTTTTTCAATCTCGTATTCTACGCTATCGAAATTCGTAAAATCACCTGTATCGCCTTTTTTATCAACTGGTTGTTCAGCCCTGTTAGATGCAGCTGCATTATCATCTGATAATAACGATGTAAAAACTTTAGAAGCTTTTACAATTAATGTATCTTCTATTTTTTTAGAAGGTTCTTCTTGTTTTATAAAAGGTATATTTTTGAATATCATTACAAGTACCAAGCAAATAGTTATCAAATTGAGTATGATAGATATCGATCCCATTGAGTTTACTCAAGAGTTTTTTCTCGCTGTTTATGACGTTCTTCAATCTCAGATTTAACCCTCTCATCAGCCAACCTTACGAGTTCTTCAATAGGTGCATCAGGCTGCTCTTCTTTCAGTTTCTCAAGTATATCAGCTGGGTGACTAATAGGAGGTTCATCCGGTTTCGTGTAATACTTGGAGTTTTCATCACCTGGCTTCAGGAACCCTAAACCGTCAATTGGTTTTTCAGTCATACCCTTCTTACGTTCATCGAACATCTTGGCAGCCATAGCTTGATTGGTTCTATATGATGTCATAAGCTCTTCCAGCTTTTCTTCGTTGTAATGAACATCGTCAATATGATCGCGATCGGGTGGGATCAGTAGCCACTTGTACATATCAACCACATAAATGTCAAACGTAGCATCTTCCTTTTGTAAACGTTTGGCGTGACTACCAGCTTCATCACGTGTTCCAAAACACCCGCGAATTTTTAGACCAAACTTTTCGTTTTTCTGAGGACAATCTGGTCCAACGATGGAAATGCAAGCGAATATTTGACCGGGTACAGTAGTATAATCTTGCTCAAGGGTAGCCATATAAAGTTAATACTCTATTAACCTTTAATATGCTTTCTCTACGTAAGTTTCACAACGATGTAAAAAGGTCCCTTATACTTGATTGTACACGACCAGGTGACACTGTACTCGATGTCGGTTGTGGTGCAGGAGGAGACGTGCAGAAATGGAAACAGGCCCAGGTAAAGGTGGATATGTGCGACCCGAGTATGTCAAGCTTACAAGAAGCTCAGAGACGTTCGGATACTTTATCATTCCCATGTCGGTTCGAACACGGTGACGTAACAACCTGTTACCATAAAAATAAAGAATGTTACGATGTCATCTGCTACAATTTTTCATTACACTATATATTTGAAACAAGTTCACTCTTTCACAACAGTATAAAATCTATTCGTAACAAATTAAAACCGGGTGGTAAACTTATCGGCATCATACCCGACTCGGATCGAATTATCGTGTACACACCATGGCAGGATACCGACGGGAGTTTTATAACACGGAAATGTAGTACATCAGGATACGGAAATTTTGGTGAAAAGATATACGTTCATCTCGCGAATACACCGTTTTACCATGATGGACCTAAACCAGAACCTATAGGATACAAAGATACACTTGTACAAGGACTTGTCGATATAGGATTTACGCTTGAAAAATGGGAACCTGTTTCTCAATTCTATAGTCAGTTTATTTTTGTATTGGAATAGTAATAGTAGTATGGTGATCAACTTGTTTTTATTTTTGATACTTTTGACGATCGTCTTTATATTTGTATTAACCACAAAGGAACCACCTGAACTTACTGAAGTGAAACGTAGATATGCTATACTTATTGAAAACTGCCCTAATGAATTTAAAATTCTCAGGAAACCTATCATTATAACAGCGTTTCGAAAGCGGTTTGGTGAAATAGGGTACAATGTAAATAAAGGATGTGAAATAGGAATATGTATAGACGGCACTCCTAATCAAATTTTCCACGTGCTCATACACGAACTAGCGCATTCTACAGTCAAAGTGTATTCGCACGACTCTGAATTCTGGCAAAACTTTGAGAAACTGAAACAAGTATGCATTGATCTAGGTATATACGAAATCATCCCAGAGAAAACACCTTTTTGTGGTAAAACCGTACATGATTAATTTTCTGTACTTACATTAAAACATCACCATGGCTGCATTTAATGATATATTACAGACGCTGTTCATATGGGCCGTAATTATGTTGATACCTTTACTTACATTGTTCTTAAAAAATCCAGCATGGGCAAAAGTATTCTGTTTTATATTTCTGTACCCGTTAACGATTATGTATGTTTCAAAAAGACAACATTTTCATTTAAATCCATCCCTTGTATTCATGGCCGCCTTATTATCTATGGGAGTAGCAGCTTTGTTACTTATGAACTCTACTATCAAAGAACGTGTATCGGATCCATCTGATAGTAAAATAACAGGTCCATCGTATTACGGTGGTATTTCCGCTTTATTCTTACTCATTATATTCATTGCAGGTGTTATACCGAATAGTCCTATTCGATTCTACCCTAAACATTCTGTGTCTTCGACCGTCTCAACGACAGTACATAATAACATGTTTAATCATAAAGGGTTTTAGGCATGGCAAACTTTTTTACTATATAGTACGCGATAGCAGCTATAATTCCAGTAATTATAATACCCATTGTAGTTCGTGAACCTGCTTCATCAAATGCACTTGGTACTATATTGGCTAATTTATCCTGAGCAGTGCTAGAAAATGCTATAATAGCAGCGACACCTGAGATAAGAGCATCCATTTGTTCCTCTGTGAGGTTTAAAGGGTATTGAGTAGTCTTCTGTTTTTTAACTTTTTTAGGTTGTGGTGTATCATCCTGTACAAAAGAACTATTCACTTGAGTATGTGACGATGCTGATACATTCATCCTTGGATCCCTGGAAGAAGGTGCTGTGTCGAAAACTTCTGAGCCTGACATAAGTTCTGATAAAGGTGTGGAGTCCATTTCTATCTTATCTATATTTTTTTCTACTCTAATTTTTTCGGGTTCTGGTATGATTGCATTCTGTATAGGTGTCATCATACTTGAATCGTTCGCATCTGATAAATCCATCGTATCCATTTTTTCTATACTCGGTTGAGAATTATCCTATTGTGATCCACCGCGTAATCGCAGTACGAGGTGTATAGTAGACTCCTTCTGTATATTATAATCACCTAACGTCCTGTCATCCTCCAACTGCTTCCCTGCGAAAATAAGACGTTGTTGATCAGGTGGTATACCCTCTTTGTCCTGAATTTTTGCTTTTATGTTTGATACACTGTCACTCGATTCAACTTCAAGGGTGATAGTTTTACCAGTTAAGGTTTTTACGAATATCTGCATCTTTGTATATACTATATTTATTTCTTTATTTATTACAATAAAATCAAATACGAACTCGTCTCAATACGCGGATAGATTGGCTTACAAATACACGTGTTGTAAAATAATACTTTAGTTCTTCTTCGTAACTTTTATTGATGAAGATGGTACTTTATTGGTTGGATCATGTGCCGAATTGTAATTTTTCTTGTGATAGTTCCATATCTGGGGACTACCAATTCTGAAATTGTCACGTGGTTTCGCCTTGTACCAGAACACGCAATCCTGTATTTTGTTGCTTTTGGACGTATTGTCGAGTACGAGACACTCGTAGTTTTCCGTACAGGACGTCATCACCTGATTGAACATTTCGAAGGTTGGAAATATCCCGAAAAAGGACTTGTATAGTTTCTCTCTGTTCTGTATAACGTTTTCACGTAAGATGAACACGTAGTCGACATTGGCCCGGAGATCCGGTGATAAGTCCATGCAGTACTGCATCGTCAACATGAAAAACAGTTTCCAGTGTCTCCCGTTCATAAAACATTGACGGATACACACGTCTTTCATGAACCTTCGGTCATACATACAATCGTCCAGTAGGATGAAAGCACTTGAATTGTTTTTGGTCATATTGCTCACAACCTTCTTCTGACGATCAAGAACTCTCTCTATGGCTTCGCGATCGTAATCTCCGTAAATAAACAGGTCCGGTACAAACTTTTTGTAATGATGATTACCTTCTTCGGTGGCTGACATGACAATCCCTACTGGTATATGACGTTTGGCGTACAGTATATCAGTAACTAACGTACTTTTACCCGTGCCACGCTTTCCTATAAAAACACACACCTTATCATCGGGTATTGTTTCTGGCTTAAACTTTTTGAGCTGTATATTCATACTATACTGTTATCGGAAATTAATGGAACAAGAATACATTCAATCGGCTATAAACATCCTGACTCCAGTGATGGAATCAGCTATGATATTGGCTGGACAGTATGCCCAGAGTACAGGACGAGACTATATAACATCCCTTGATATGAAATACGGTATGAGATACGCCGCTCGTAACGTCACAGGAAAAGTCACCGGATCGATTTTGTCTTCTTCTGACGAAGAGGAAGACGAAGACGACGATGAGTGGGAAGAGGTGGACGAAGAACTCGAACAGTTCAGGCGGTACGAAGGTGACGACGAGCTTATGAACAGTATCAATATGGCCTATGACACCTGGGACGATTGGATACCCGACTCACCAATTGAAAAGATATTAAAAAATGCAATAGATCATAATAATCATGAAGTACAAAAACCTCCCAGCGGAACCAGTGGGGTGGGAGCCTGATACAATATGCACTGTTGTTCAGTCCGATTATGAGGAAGATGACGAGGAAGATACGGATAATGAAACAGAGCAACCGGATACTGAAATTGAGGCCAGTGATCAGGACAGTGAAAGATCTTTTCGTTGTGCAACAAAAAAGAAAAATCTAGAAAAAAAATCCAGGAAAAAGGACGTGGTAGGTATAATACTACAAGAAGACTTATTTTTTTTTCCTGAGGTATATTAAAACAAATGGATACTGTAGCTGTTATTAAATCTCTCCAAACTCAGACTACTACCTTTTCTACACTCGGGTTTACTTTTGCCGCTGCATTCGCCTGGATGAACTTTATTCAGTGGACCGTTGCTCATTTTCTTAAAGACGCAAATGGTACAAGCGGAAAATCTTTATTGATTACCGCTTTAGTAACTTCTATACTAGCTGTAACTATTACTCTTTTATTTCAATTTCTTCAGAGTAATACAATTGACCGTATTATTTCGAAGAGTGAACGAGAAAAATACCAATCACGATAAGTATAGTGATCACTATATAAATAAATAGTTTTGTCTGAATAAACATACGTTTAGGTGGATCTAGAAATGGTAGATCTATAGGCGGAGGTAACTCAGGATACAAATCTTCTTTATCCCGAATTTTAAACTTATCAGTGACACCGGTCAGTTTAAATTTCATGAAATGATTTTGTCCTCGGAAATCGTATGGTACCAATTTGTTACAGTTATTATAGTACCATCTAAAACGTAACTTTGTCGCTACTTTCACAGGACCTCTATGAAAATAAAATTCGACAGCGTCGTTCGCTCCTTTGAGTTCAATGAACGACTTGGTATCAGAAAAGGCTATAATACGACCCATATAGAAAGGTTCCAGGACCGGTGGGTAATCGATATTGTACGTATTCGAACCAAAACTAAACGTGGCTCCATCTACATAAAGAGCTTTTTCCAGGTCGTCATCATTACAGGCGACACGTATGATGAGATTGGATGGTCCAGTGAGATCGATTGCACCTGATGTTATAGTTGACGTAAAAGGTGTATCGATCGCTTGGAACCCCAGTACAGTGGCTGGTGTACCGTACACTGTCTTACTCGTGTACCCGTTTGACCCACTGTAAAATTTCATCGAGAAATTTTTAGACAATGTATTCGAAAACGTAAGAGCATTCGTGCCACTAGTAAAACTCACCGTATCTATGTTCGATGTAGGTGGAGCTAATGATGTTTGTAACATAGAAGCTAACGATGTACCGTCATAATTACCTTCGGTCAAAATAATCGTCCGATTATCAACATCAAACTGTTTATTACCAGCGTTAATCATGAACTGGAACGTAGGAATACGCGCTGATATGAGTTTGAGGTTTGTAATGTTATATATAGGAGTATTTAAAGCGACCGTGTAGTCATTCGGGTTAGGGAACTCTATACAATCTCGTTCACTACTGTCAACTTCGAGTATATGTTCCATTGTTGTTATTAGTCAATTTAATTTGTTAATGGATTGGTCGCAAGCACTCTGCGAGCGACACTCAGTGCCTGAGAGGTAGCCCTAGGATTTTCTAGTCCCTTGAACGTCTTGATACCGTCTTGATACAATGGTTTCACGTACTGCTGGTAGTTTCCGCCGTTGACTGGATTGACACGACCCCGTGTATCCGTATTATCAATTCGTACCGCTGTTAAATTACCAGGGTTATTTGTTTTCACGTTCATCCGACCTGCATTACCTGCTCTATCTGGATTACCCCTGTTCACCGCTAACCGAAGCTCATTAGGGACGTCAGTGTAAGAGCCGTGAAAGCTGGAAATACCAGGAGCTGCTCCACTGGTACGTCCATTGTAGTTGTATATATCACCCTTGTTTCTTGTAGGATCTTGAGACATTTGTAAAGCGCTTACTGTGCTCTTGGCTGGAGCGTACTGCAAACCATCCATGCGTGTCGTGTTTTCTGATCGAGCAGTTGGTCTTTTCGTCTTCTCATAACTTTCACGTTTGGTAGGAGCAGTGACTTCGTGAGCACGCCCTTGAAGAGGAGGACGTCTGGTGGGTAAAAATGCCGTTTTAGGAGCAATCTTGTGTTGGAGAAGAGCCGTTTCTTGTTGTCGTCCTCCTGTCACGTCCCCTGCTGGACCTGATCTACCTGGTAAAGTTGTTAGTTTGTAAGCACCAACATTCGGTGGTTTTACTCTGAAAAGTTGTTGATACCCACCGTATGCTGGAACTTCGCTTCCTACATTCAGACCTGGACCTACCATAACCTTTTCAACCGGTCCAACGTTTTGCATATTTCCTGATCGATAGGGGTTTGATGTTTCGGCCAGGTACGAAGGGAGACCACCTGGATACCTGTTAGGTGTTATATCAGCAAATGTATTACCACTCTCTGTATACAAATCACCTTTTGATACTTGCTTTTCACCTGTGTACGTGTCGGTTATTCTACTGTATGATTGTTCACTATTGTCTTCTTTTATAGGGTGGAGTACAGCAACTGGTTCGTAATTTTCTTTTGTTTTATTCATTTGGTTACCCATATAGGCAAGACCTAAAATACCGGCGATTGCCAACAATTCAGCCATCTTTACATTTTGTAAATATTTTAATTACCTCTATAAGTACCTCTGTGCGTACATAGCGTTTTGATTATCGGATCGAGTACTACCTGGTACAATCACATGACTTTCTATAGGTTCTGGGCATGGCATTTTGTTAAGAGGGAATACTTGTTGTTCGTAAGTATCAATATAACTTTTCTTGAATTGCGATGTGGATTGAGGTCTGAGTGTATCATCTAAATCTATAAGACTGTTCGGTGCACCTTTACCTGCTCTATACGGAGCAGTTCCATACAACATTGTGTTGGGTCGACCGAAGCAGTGCAGACTACTTGGCTGAGGTGGGACGACAAACGTATCAGTTGCTGGATTTGTAGGCAAAGAGGATTGTTCAATGTTTAAAAGTCCAGGCTGTAATTGGTAAGACATCTATTATTATAACTATTTAATATATTAATTTACGTAGATGTCATTCTAGAACTTGAATTCGGTAATCCTCTACCCTGACCAGATGGATCTAAACCAGCAAACATTTCAAGTTGAGCTCCTCTGGCATTCGGATCACACATCGATGGATCATCTCGGCACAATGGTCTATTCTTCTTACCATAACACCATTCAGCAAATGAAGTCTGATCACCTGGAATACTGGTCACTGGAGCTGAAATAAACTGCCGAGCAGCTGCTCTACGTTGATATTCAGGCAAAGCACTGTGTGATCGAGTATTACTCACGGGAAACGTACTATCTACATATTTTTGTACATCATCTTGAACATCATCATACATGCATGCTCCTAAACGATTAGGCTTATCTGTATAATCACTTAAAAGAACATTCCCCATCGGATTTTCTTTGGACGGTGTTTGACATGACTGAACGTAATCATCACCTGAATATTTTTTTATGATTTTACCTCTATACATTATAAAAAGTATACATAAAGTAACTATAACTATAATAGGAATTCTTGTATCTTTCTTTATAAGATACAATAATATACCACTGTATATAACAAATCTAGAAGTTGCATTGACTCTCTCTGATACACTTTGGGTTTTAGAAGGCCAAAACGACAATAACTTATCTGAACGTATAAGATGTCGAGGATCATCAAACCATATCCGTTCACTCATGTATTTATATTACTATTGTGT